ACGATACTACGTTTAACTTAGGTATCACTAGCGCCTCTACAGGTGGTATTGCTGCTGATGTTGACGAGTTCGTCGCTGCTATGGATACTGACGCTATGGCTGTCGGTGCTTATGCAACTATGATTCCCTCAGTGTTTCCTGCAGTTGTTGCTGGGTCTACTACAATAGACTTAGAACTACAGGCTGCAAGTACAGCACCTACAGGTGGAAAAATAAGAGTTTGGGCAGTGTTAATGAACATTGACAACCCAGGTGACTTATCAGCTGACGAAGTCGATAGAGACCAATTAGCTTAAATATAACTTAAGGGGCTACTTTAGGGTAGCCCTTTATTCTAAGGATACTGATGGCTCAAACTTTTCTTACATTAACAAATAGTGTCTTGGCACGCATGAATGAAGTTGAATTAACTTCAGCTACTTTTGCTACAGCTAGAGGTATACAAACACAGGCTAAAAATGCAATTAATGAAACAATAAGATACATCAATCAAAAAGAGTTTAGTTATCCATTTAATCATGCAAGTAATACACAAACATTAGTTCCAGGCACATTCAAATATGATGTTCCCACATCTACTAAACACGTAGATTATAACACTGCTAGAATTGCAAAAAATGCCACTCTGGGAACATCTGGAGTAAATTTAAGTAGTCTATCTTATAATGAATACATTGCTAATAATGTAGAACAAGAAGATGAAATACAGACAACTACTACAAGTACCACACATACCGATAGCGTAACAACTATAACTGTAGCCAGTACATCTGACTTTTCTGCTTCTGGTACGTTACACATTGCCAATGAGCAAATAACTTATACTGCTATAGGCTCTAGTACAACATTTACAGGATGCACCAGGGGAGCTAACAGCACCACAGCCGCATCTATAGCTAGTGGCGTTCAAGTAGCACAATTCGATAATGGGGGAGTGCCCTCACATATTGTAAGAACACTAGATAATAATTATATTTTGTACCCATTTCCCAATAAAGGGTACACACTAAAGTTTGATTACTTCACTTTTCCAAGTGATTTATCTGCTCATGGGGACACAACAACAATACCCGACAGGTTTACCCCAGTGATAGTAGATGGAGCAACAGCGTATACTTATCAGTATCGAGGAGAAATAGAACAGTATCAATTAAACTTTGCTAGATTTGAGCAAGGCATAAAGAATATGCAAACACTACTTGTTAATAAATATGAGTATGTAAGGTCCACAGTAATATTAAAACCTACAAGCATGGCAGGATATTTTAGTACCGAAACGACAACATAATGGCAGACTTATCAAGAGTACAACCTACTGCATTTGTATGCGAAGGGGGGTTAATAGCCAACCGTTCTACATTCATTATGCAACCAGGTCAAGCATTACAGTTAGAAAACTTTGAGCCTGATATTGAAGGCGGGTACAAAAGAATTAAGGGGTACCAGAGGCACATAAGACATGTTGTACCTCAAACCGCTTCTTCAGATGAAGCAGTTTTATTAACTACGACCTTTGCTAATAAAGTTATTGCCGCTAGAGGAGAGAAGATATTTAGCACTGCTACTACTTCTTTAGGTGTTGGAACTTCAAATGTTATAGCCGCAGATGCCTCAATGACAGGTTCAGGTGTTATTACTGTTATAAGTACTACAGGATTTAGTTCAAGTGGTACCTTACAGATTGATAATGAAATATTTACTTACACAGGTATTACATCTACAACATTTACAGGTGTAACAAGGGCTACAAGTAGTACTACTGCAGCAGTTCATACTGCAAGTTCTGGGACAAGTAGAACGGTTGTATCAGAGAGTTGGACAGAAATAGACTCTGGTAGAACAAATGCTGGTAAGTATTCTCTTGAGAGGTTTAACTTTGATGGTGGTGACAAGCTAATCCTAGTAGATGGCACAAATGCCCCTGTCGTATTTAACACATCTTTATCCGCTACAGACGTAAGTACAAGTGCCGTATCAGGTGCTAATATTGTGACATCATTTAGGGAGCATATGTTTTATGCAGGTATGTCAAGTACTCCACAAGAAGTAGTATTTAGTCAGCCCTTTGATGAAGATGCATTTAGTAGTGGTTCAGGTGCAGGTAGTTTTAAAGTTGATGATACTGTTGTAGGACTTAAAGTATTTAGAGATAGCTTATTTGTATTCTGCGAAAATAGAATATTTAAACTAACGGGTAGTTCAAGTTCAAATTTTGTTGTAACTCCTGTTACAAGAGATATAGGCTGTATAAATGGTAAGACTATTCAGGAATTTGCAGGAGACTTAATATTCTTAGGACCTGATGGATTGAGAACAGTTGCAGGTACAGCAAGGATTGGTGACGTTGAATTAGGCACTATAAGTTCTAATGTACAATCTTTATTTGATGAAAACATATCTAATGCTACAGCTTTTGATTCCGTAGTTATACCTGAAAAAACACAATATAGACTATTCTTTTCAAAAGATGCTGGTTCTGAAAGTCTAACTGAGGGTATCATATGTGTTTTAAAAGGTGGTGCAGGTGGTCAACAAAGCTATGAATACTCAAGAATAAAAGGAATAAAGCCTGCTTGCACAGACACTTTTATTACTGCAGGGGATGTATTAGCATTACATGGAGGCTTTGATGGCTATGTATATAGACAAGAAGAAGGTTCTACGTTTGATGGAAGTGCTATTAATGGTAAATATCGTAGTCCAGACTTAACATTTGATGACCCAGGCATACGTAAGCATATGCAGAAAGTTATAGTAAATTACAAACCTGACTCAACAATTAACGCTAATTTGTTTGTAAGATATGATTACGAATCAGCAGAGTCTGCAAGACCTGCATCATACCCGTTAAACTCTGAAGATATAGCGGGTATTTATGGAATATCAACATATGGTAGTCCTACTTACGGAGGTCCTTCACAACCATTGCTAAGACAATCAGTTGAAGGTTCAGGATTTGCTGTAGCATTGAGAGTAAATGATAATGGTTCTACACCAGCATATTCACTTAAAGGATTTCAGTTGGAATATCAATTAGGAGCTAGAAGGTAAATGGGAGCAACGTACACAAGGCAGTCATCATATTCAGATGGCGACGTAATACAAGCAGCCGATACCAATAATGAATTTGACCAATTACTTGCAGCTTTTGCAGTTAACTCAGGGCACACTCACGATGGTACTACAGGTGAAGGTGGACCTATTACTAAACTATTGGGTAATGCACTTACACTTGGGGCGGGCACAGCAGGAACAGATATAGTAGTTACATTTGATGGCGAATCAAATGATGGACTATTGACATGGAAAGAAGACGAGGATTATTTTGAATTTAGTGACGACATACTTATTGCTTCTACAGAGAAGCTACAATTTAGAGACACAGCAATATACATCAATTCAAGTGCAGATGGACAACTCGACCTTGTAGCTGACACAGAAATACAGATAGCGGCAACTACTATAGATATAAATGGTAATGCTGACATATCAGGTAATTTAGGTATAGGTGGTAACTTAACAGTTACAGGTACAACTACATTCAATGGTGGTACAATGACGTTAGGTGACGCTGCCACAGATAATGTTGTGTTTGGTGCAAATGTAGATTCTAACATTATACCTGACGATGATAACACATATGATTTAGGTTCTTCTAGTCAAGAATGGAAAGATATATACATTGATGGTGTTGCATATTTAGATGCAATAAACTTTAATGGCACAGCAATAACATCTACAGCCGCTGAACTAAATATATTAGATGGAGTTACAGCTACTGCCGCAGAATTAAATGCATTAGATGGAATAACATCCACAGTAGCAGAACTGAACATAGTTGATGGCGATACCAGTGCTACTTCAACAACAGTAGCAGATGCAGACAGAGTTGTACTCAACGATGGTGGTACAATGAAGCAGGTGGCAGTTACTGACTTATCTGCTTACTTTGATGATGAAATAACTGCAATGCCTAATCTTACATCCGTGGGCACACTAAGCACACTTACTGTAGATAATGTAATTATAAACGGAACAACTATAGGTCACACAGACGATACAGACCTAATAACACTAGCAAGTGGCTCTGTAACAATAGCAGGTGATTTAACCATATCAGGTGATGACTTGACTATGGGCACAAATACAGCAGGGCATATACTTGTAGCTGATGGTACAAACTTTAATCCTGTGGCAGTAGGAGACTTATCTTCTATATCTACAGTAGCTAATGATGATGTATTCTTAGCAGTAGACACTTCAGGCGGTGGCTTAAAGAAAATAACAAGAAGCACAATAGTATCAGGATTAGCTATTGGTGGTGTTGCTTTATCTAACATAGTAGAAGATACATCTCCACAATTAGGTGGTGACTTAGATGTAAATGGTAATGGTCTAGTATCTACATCCAATGGTAACATTGCACTTACACCAAATGGTACAGGTGTTGTAAGACTAGATGGTAACGTAGACATTCAAAGTGGACTGATTGACCTAAAGAACAGTGGTGCAGTCTCTAAGATTAAGTTCTACTGTGAATCAAGTAATGCACACGCACAGACAGTACAAGGTGCTCCACACTCAGAGAGTGCATCTAATACATTAACACTACCAAGTACAGGTGGTGATGCTCGTTTAGTATCAACAAGCTCAACTGCCACACTAACAAACAAAACATTAACAACTCCTATTATAGCAGAGATAGATGCTACAAGTAACTTTACCTTAGATGCAGGTGGTAACATAACTCTTGATGCTGATGGGGGAACAATTACATTTTCAGATGCAGGTAGCTCACTAGGTACAATTACATCAAGTGGTTATTCAGGAACAGCAGCCGTAGCAACAACAGCCGTAGTTACAGACAGCACAGCTAATACAAACTTTCCTGTAGTCTTTCACAATGAATCAAATGGCTTATTAGACGACACAGGAGCATTAAGATACAATCCGAGTACAGGTGAATTACTCGTGCCTAAACTAACTGTGGCAGGTACAACAACTACTGTAGACACAGTTACAATGAACGCAGCCAATGCTGTAGTGTTTGAAGGTGCTACTGCTGATGACCATGAAACTACCCTTACTATTATAGACCCTACAGCAGACAGAACAATTAATTTACCAAACGTATCAGGTACTATACCTGTATTAGCCGCGGCAAGTAATACAGCAATAACATCTACTCCTGCTGAACTAAACATCCTGGATGGTGTAACTTCTACTGCAGCCGAATTAAATATACTTGACGGTGTAACTTCTACTGCCGCAGAGTTAAATATCTTAGATGGTGTTACATCAACAGCGGCAGAGTTAAATGCCCTAGATGGTATTACCGCAGTCGTAGGTGAGCTTAATGCTCTTGATTTAGGTTCAACTGCTGTGGGTACTGCTATAGCTTCTAAGGCAGTTATACTAGATTCAAATAAAGATTACACAGGAATAAGAAACCTAACAACAACAGGAGTTGTAACTGTAGGCAGTCAACTTATTATGCCTGATGTTACATCTACTAAGATACTTGTAGCTGATGGCACTAGCTTTCAAGAAGTATCTATAAGTGGTGATATTACAATAGCTAACACAGGTGCTGTTACTATTGCAGCAAATGCAGTAGAAGGTTCTATGTTAAATGATAACACAATATCAGGACAGACAGCATTAACTTCAGGTTTAGCTAATGATGATGAAC